TGATCGACGATCCGCAGGACCGCGATGTAGCCAAGAGCCCGACCCTGACGCAGAACACGATTGAAATGATCGACGCCGATGTCATGGGCATGGCCGGGCCTGACCGGATACTGCCCGCGCTCATGGCGTGCACTATCACGATGCGGGGCGACGTTGCTGACCACTACCTGCACGATCCCGGATGGGACTCGCTCTGTGTTCCACAGATCCTTGGGTGGCCAAAGAATCGGAAGCTATGGGATGAGTGGAATGACGTGCGGATTGACGGCGAGCACGGGAAGGACCACGGCAAGGCGGCGCGGGCTTTCTACCGGAAGCACAAGATGGCGTTGACGAACGGCATGGAAGTGTCTTGGCCTGCGCGGTATGACAAGAGCAGGAAGCAGCCGGATGCGTTATTCTCGGCCATGCACGACTTCTATACGCTCGGGGAGGATGCGTTTATGGCTGAGCGACAGAACAACCCTACGCAGAAAGAGCACAGCATCTATATTCTGACCCCGAGGGTGATTGAGTCGAGGGCCACTGAGATACAACCCGGCCTCGTTCCCGACTGGTCACACATGATCGTAGCCGCTACAGATGTCAACTCATCCTATGCGCTGACCACTACGGTGGTCGCCTTCGGTCCGAATCAGCGAAGCCACGTTGCGTGGTATGGTCTGTTCAAGACTACGCCGATGCCAGTGCCGAAAGGATCGACTGAGATTGAGACCAGGCGGATCATCTACGAAGCGTTGGCTGTTCATGGTGGGCAGCTCGCGGGCCTCCCGTGCCGTCCAAATCATTGGGTGATAGATGGTGGCGGCAGTCCTGAAAGTACCGTGATAGACTTCACGGCCAACGCTCCGAAGATATGCGGGATTCAGGCGTCGTGTTATTTCGGAAGAGGCTGGAGGACATACCGGCCAACGACTAAGGCAACGTATCGGCTCACGGTCGGTGAGCAGTTCCATCGCGTGATTGAGCGCAGAGATCGGCAATGGGTGATTGCAAATGCTGACTACTGGCGCGAGATAGCACAGCGCGGGTGGACGGGATCGCCGGGATCGCCGGGATCGTGCTCGCTTCCGAGTGGCCGGCATGATGACTTCTCTATCCAGGTCAGCCGGGAACAACTCGCAGGCAAGAGTGAAGTGGGGGGCCGCCCAGTCTGGGTCTGGAACACCGCGCCGGGACCGCACGACTATGGCGACTGCATGACGATGGCCTACATGGGCGCGGCTATGAATGGTATTGGAACGGGTGGACAAACGAAGCCGAAGTCAGACGGCAAGGCGCGGGTACTCATCCGCAAGCCGAGTCAAAGGAGATAGCTATGTCAAAGAGGAAAGCACGGTACTCGACCAGAGATCCACAGCCGGAGAGCCGCGACCCTGAGTTGCTGCCAGTAAAAACATTTGACAGCATCCCTATCGTCCGGATTCAACGGGCATCGTGTCCCGCATGTCAGGGAACTACATGGAGGTCCGGGGGTGCTACACATCCCAACCTGCCAACCGGGGAACTGTTTCGCTGGAGAAGGTGTTCCCATTGTGGACAGTCTCAATATCACGCCGTTCCAATGACGGAAAGCGAACGCCTGAAGTACTCCGGCAAATAGTTTCTATCCTTAGAATCGCACCCCTTGACACCCCCCACGACACCCGTGTAATCTTGCGCTAACAACCGGGCAGTGTCGGCGGCCACCGGCATCGTCCACCATAGCGGAATCTGAGAGCGGTCTACAGGGACCTGTATCCTTGTGTGCCGCTCTTTTGTTTTGCCCGGTGATCTTGGAGCGCATACATGGCGAACCTTGGATACCTGCCCGCCTCAATCATTGCGGGCGAATCAATCTGGATCTCTGCAAGCAACACCACACAAGCAACCAACGCCGACATAATCCTCACTGACTACACGCCAGCGGACGGCTACACACTCGGCTATGACTTCAACGCTCCGACTCCAATCACCATTGCAGGCGTAGCCAACGGAGCGGATACGGGGTGGACTCTCGAACTCACAGCCGCACAGACCTTGCTATGGAAGGCGGGGCTCATACACTTTGCCGGGTACGTCACGAAGACATCTTCGTCGCGTAAATTTGCGGTTGACGCCGGGGCCATATCGGTCGCGGCGTCACCGTTGGCAACGTCAGCGTGGACCGCAATCGTGACCGCACTTGACGCGGCGATCCTCGAATACGCGGCCACTCCGGTCGGTTCATTCTCTGTTGACGGCGTGAACATCAACTACCGCTCAATGGAAGACCTGACGAACCTGCGAGCATACGCTAAGACGATGGCTGATTCAGAACTCGGCTCACGGCAGAAGCGCATCATACGGGCGAGGTTCACCTAATGAAGTGGCCATTCATAAGACGCAAGGTGCGGAGAATGACGTTGCAGTCCCGTGGCTTTCAGGCCGCGCAGACCGACAGACTCCTGGCTGCATGGAAGTATGACGGAGGCTTTACCCCTTCTGAAATATCATCCCACCTCGACACCATCCGTGGGCGGTCCCGACAGATGGCCAAAGACTCCACGGCATTCAAGCGGTGGCTGCAACTCTGCGCGATCAACATAGTCGGCGAGGGCTTCGCGCTGAAGTCGGCCCCGCACGATGGAGCACCGGGCAGTGCTCAGTACAAGATAGACGATGCTGCCTCCCGCATGATCGAGTGGCACTGGTGGAAGTTCTGCACACACCGCGACCCGAAGACCGGCCTGACATGGTGTGACGCCACGGGCAGGAAGACCGACGCAGAGATTGACCGGCTCAACGCCAAGACGCAGAAGCGGGATGGTGAATACTTTATCCATGTCATCAAGACCATAGCCAACCCTTACGGGATAGCATGGCGCGTTCTTCGTCCCGACTGGTGTGACCACACATACAACGTCAGCGCAATGGCCAACGGCAACCTTGTTCATTGTGGCGTCGAGATGGTAGAGGCAACCCGCAGGCCAGTGGCTTACTACTTCTTCACCACACCGCGCAACGCCTACGCCTTCAATGGTCGCGGTCAACCACTCATGCGAATCCCCGCTTCCGAGATCATCCACGGGTTCACGCAGGAAGACGAAGACCAGCCGAGGGGATTACCGGAAGGGTACGCGAGTCTTGTCAAGCTGAAGATGCTGGATGAACTCGACCGCGCAGAACTCACAGCTGCGCGGGAGGACGCATGCACCACCAGGAGCTACGAGGCAGACCACGACGCCAGCATGGAAGCGTTCGCCGATCTTACGACGGCTGACAACAGTGACGCGGCAAATGCTCTGATTCAGGAGAAGGAACCGGGGCAGTCACAGATACTTCCTCCCGGATGGAAAGAGAACGTCAACACCCCGCAGCATCCGAACCGAGAGCATGCACCATTCAAGGCGGGCATGCTGAAGGATGTGGCAAGTGGACTCGGTGTTGAGTACAGCAACTTCGCCAATGACTGGGCGGGCGTCTCGTTCAGTTCTGTCAGGGTCGGCACAATCAGCGAGCGTGATATGTGGATAGTTCAGCAGAACGATATGATCAGCCAGTGCAAGGCTCCGCAGTTCTTGATGTGGCTTGAATCGTTCTTGTCGCTGGCTATCTCTGGCCAGTTGCCTCCGACGAAGTTTGACAAGTTCGCAGAGCATGAGTTCAGGGGTCGCCGATGGATGTGGGTCGATCCGATGCGGGATATGACAGCCGCAGTCGTGGCCGTTGCTCACGGATGGAAAACCAATACGCAAGTAGCAAGTGATCTTGGCGGCGACTATGGCGACAACATCGAGACTATCAAGGGCGAAACCGAAGAGGCAAGAGGGACGGTTCTGGAAGTGACCAATGGCAGTATAGACATGGCGTTGAAGCTCGCAGAGACCGTAGCGAAAATGGAAGGGAATACCAATGAAGAGACGATCAAAGCAAACAAAGACAGCGAGTAAGCCGACAGCCGAACCCGTCGAACTCAGGATGCGGGATGCGGTTATCCAGGTGCGGGCAGCCGAAGGTGACGCTCCGGCAGCCGTCAGCATGAGTGTGAGCAGCGAGGAACCCGTCCTGACCTATACCTACTACAACGACAACTATCAGCGGGTGTACGAGATCCTCGACCACGCAGAGGGCTCTGTTGACATGAGCAGGGCCAAGGACGGGCTTGTCATCCTTGATCGTCACTATGGCGACCAGATAGGACTTATGGGCGTTGAGCTGGCTAATCGCAAGATGGGCGGGCCGGTTCGGTTTGGGAGTGGTGAGCGAGCACAAGAGATTTCAAGGGATGCGGCAGCAGGTATAAGGCGCAACGTCTCGGTTGGATACCTAGTCGATGTGTCATCGTACCGGCTCGAAGGAGATCAGGATGGAGTCCCGGTGGTACGGGCGATGTCTTGGACACCCTACGAAGCCAGCTTTGAGCCAGTCCCGGCAGATACAACAGTAGGAGTCGGCAGATCAGCCGACACCGGAGCAGCCCCGAAGGCCGTAGAAATCAGGGAGAAGAACATGGACCCGAAAGATATGGCGAAACTGTTTGCCCGTGCCGCGAAGTTCGGCATTGAGGCAGCAAAGGTCGAAGCACTGTTGGCTGACGGAAAGGGCCGAGCTGAACTCGATGCGATGATCGTTGAGAAGCAGGCCGAGGAAGTCGAAGCCACGCGGAAAGAGAACATCGAGCTGAAGGCTCGCAAGCCGGAAGTTGCTCCGGTCGCAACGAATCCCGGTCCCATTGGCGGCGACGCCAAGACGGAAGAGGGGATTCTTCGCAAGTACAGCGTCATGAACATTCTGCGCCAGCGATGCGGTATGAAGTCCGACATCGGCCTGGAGATGGAAGTGTCTGACGAACTGGCGAAGCAGCGCGGCCAAGCGGCACGAGGAATCATTGTTCCTCACGCGGCACTGTGCAAGCGCGACTTCACGGTCAGCGGAACGTCGAGTTACTCGGTATCGACAGACCTAATGGCGAGTGAGTTCATTGACCTCCTGAGAACCCGCAGTGTTCTGGGTGCAGCGGGCGTGCGATTCCTCACCGGGCTGGTTGGCAATATCGCCATCCCGAAGATGACCGCAGGCGTCACCGGATACTGGGTCAGTGAAGCCGCCGACATCACGGAAGATGAGCCCACACTTGGACAGGTGACTGGTACGCCGCACACATGCGGTTGCTTGACGGACATCAGCAGGCGGCTGATTCTTCAGTCCACTCCTTCGGCAGAGATGCTTGTAAGGGATGAGATTGTCGAGCGCATCATCCGCACCATCCAGATAGCAGTGTTCGCAGGCAGTGGCACAGGTGGCCAGCCGTCCGCGATCACGACCGCAACGGGCATCAATAACCCGTCAGTCACACAGGGCACGCCGACGTATGCAGAGATACTCAGCTTCCCTGGTGACATCATGGCAGACAACGCCGAAGCAACGGGCCAGCAGTGGATCATGACGGCTGAAGTAT